GATTGAATCAAAATGCGTAAGAGTGAGAGTTGTTGTTCATTGAGAATTGACTGTGGGTTTAGCATTACTTCTCAATTTTCCAGTCCATAGATCCACCCTCAGGAACCCAAAAGAAGTAGTTACCGTTGAGAGATTTGAGGAACATCCACTCTTTGCCACCCAATTCACGAGTAGATTCTACAGTGCAAGTGTGAAAAGAATCCATCTCATTTGCAAAACGATTCTTTGCTTTGCGAGAGACAGGACTGACACAGATTCGCTTCAGTTTGGTAGTCATGGTGTTTGTCTCGATGTGATTATTGTAAGGCATCAAGCAGGGGATTTCCTGTTGACTGTGCCACTTTGTTCAACTGTCCACTAGATTTTTTCTTGGGTTTAGTGGTTTTCTTTGTGGCACTGGTTTTCTTGGTCTGAGATCCCTTGCCACCACTAGACGATTTCTCGATTTTTTGTGATTTTTGTTTGTCAGGGGTCTTAGTGCGTTTCCTCGGACCAGATTTCGATTTTTTGTATTTTTCTACTTTATTCATGGCACTTTGGAAAGTGCGTGATACATCACTCAACACTTTACCCTCATGGATAATAACCCACTCTTTGTTGCCGATAACAGGAATCACCGCCCACATACCATCAGGAGAGACATAATCTCTCACACAAACTGGGTCGAGCATTGTAGAGTTGAAGTTGTAATACTTCTGGTCTTTACCCATAACTTACCCCCATGCCTCCATGTAATCATCAAGGGTATATCCTTCCTCATCGACACATGCCTCGTCGATCAATTCTTGGTAGGTATAGTCTTCCAAGTCCTTACGATATTCTTCTGGTGATTGATCCTCTGGGTCATAATCATCGTGGCAGAGATACTCCCACTCTCGCACAAGTGCGTTGATTAGTTGCTCAGTAGTGTACTTCATCGACGGATCTCAGAGATAGCAGGTTGACCTTGATTGAAGACGGTATCAACAACCGCCTGAACTTTACGGGAGGTAGTGATACCCACAGAGTCATAAACAGGGACACAGACAAGACCGAAAGTCTTGGATTTGTCACCCAGACGGATAACACGACCGATGGATTGACTGATGCCGATATAGTCCATGTTGCGGAGGAAGATCACACTTTCTAGTCCGTTGACATTGATACCTTCGGACAGGATGGAGTGGTGAAGAACCACAAACTTCTTGTTAGGATCTTTACCCCATGCATTTAGAGTGTCAAAGAATACCTCACGGTTCACCTTTTGACCGTCAATGATAGCACCAGTCTTGGAAGTAATAGTCATCCAAGAATAACCACGAGATGCAATATCTTTGCGGAAGTCAGAGTCACTCAGAAGACCCATGATCTGTTTGGTAGTTCTAGCACAGATCAGAACTTTATCCACTTTCTGATCGTCAATAGTCTCCATCAAAAAGTCATTGTCACGCGACCAGATCTTAAACTTATCCTTCACCATACCGAGTTGCTTAACAACAACTTTAGGGGGAAGGATATAACCTTGCTCAACAAGTTCAGGTGCAGGGATGTTGCAAATAACCTGACCGTAAATGTGACCCCAGTTCATCCCTGGTTTCTTGAACGTGAGAGAATGCTTAGGAGTTGCAGTAAAGAAATAGCAACGATCTGCATTGTTAGAGAAGAACTCAGTTGCAGGGAAAAAGTTCTTCTTGACAGAATTATGTGCCTCGTCGAAGTAGATAGTATTGACTTCAATATCTGCCTGACGAATACGATTCAGAGAATTGTAAGTAGTGAAGATGATGCAGTTCTCACCTGCGGTACGAGCAGTGTTAGCGAACAGTGCAATCTTCTCAGGATTAGTAGTAGAGAAGTGCGTAGTCTCACCACTGTGGACGTGCATCACATGAGTGTATTTCGTATCAACAAACTCCAGAAACTCTGCGGAGAGTTGTTCAGCAAGAAGGATGCGAGGTGCTACAACAACGGTAGTCATTCCGCTGGTAGTACGATTAAGTTTCTCGACAAGATCATAGATCATGGTGATAGTCTTACCACCGCCAGTAGGCACAATGATCTGACCCTTATCGTAGGTCGCCATTGCATTGGTCGCACGAACTTGGTTAGGACGGAGTTGCATCAAGTAACCTTCAATGAATATATCATTGCATAAAAAAAGTCCACCGTCAAGAGACAGTGGACAGTTCAGTGTACTGGCACATGGTGTCAGAATTGGTTCAGGAGTTTCTGAGTTTCAGGATCAAACGTTTCGCGAATGCCTGCATCAGGCAACCAATCTTCGGGACCAGTTTCCATCATCGACTCGTAAAGTTCATCGAAATCGTTGTACTCAAAATCGAAATCGTTGTTCATGATGTAGTGTTGTGTACTCAGTTAGATTAGGTTAGTTTGTGGTGGTTGTCAACCCTCTGGAGCAGCAGCGGGTGCCACTTCTTCAGGTGGTGCAGTTGGGATCTGAGCAGGCATACCGTCTAGATCAAACTTCTTTGCCGCCTCTCTTGCTTCTTTAACTTCAGAGATCATGTTAAAGAGAGCAATTTGATCCACTTGCATTTTCTTGAAAGATGCAAGCACAAGCGCCTCTAGTTCGTTGATGCGCTTATCCATTTCACCCAGAGAACTCATAGTTTGTTTGAGTTGTTTCTGGAGAATCTCTTGTTTGTGAATAGAAAACTGTTGGTCTGCCATAATGTTATCAGATGTCGTTTTATTTATCGGGCGTAGAGGTAACTACCTGCCCAGTCTGCCCGCATCAGACACTCCTCACGAGAAGAAATGATGAGAAGATTGTAGCGAACACCCTTTGCAGGTGATTTCCATGATGCAGACTTGTAGACTTCGCCAGTCATTCGGTCAACAAATGCATGGACAGATCGAGAACCACTGGAATCAATCATGATGATTTTGTGATACTTACGACCAGACTCGATCACATACTGATAGATGCCAATCTCATCTTTGATGTCATCAACACAACGATTGTGATAATCGATAGTGGATTGATTATCACCCTCTTGAATTGCACGAGCAATAGAAGCAAAGTGTGACTTGATAGAATAACGCTTGAAGTCATCCTTCAGTGCTTCACACAGTTGCTCAGTGTGCTTGAGAACCTTGAGAGCGATTGTCTCTTTAGCGAGTGTTGCAGTCATGCGTCATTCCTTTGACTCTTATAGTATTGCACGTCTGAGACCCCTCTGGAAGCGTCTGTGTGCAGGTTGTTTGACTGTCACAGTACAATCTAGTTCAACCACTCGTAACGACGCCTCAGAGGTAATTTAATGGACCATGGCAAATATGATACAAATACTGCGGTAAGTCCTCGTATAACATCTCTTTTCCTCCACCATCTGATGAACCAAATGATAAAGATTGTGAGAGTAATAGGCCATAAGACAATGGCAACTGATCCAATGACTAACCAACCAAAATCAGAACAAGTAAAGACAGTTCCAGTATTAGAGGCAACTACACCTCCAGCAGATTTTATCCTGTCAATCGCTGTGTTTTCAGTTGCTGCATAGAGTGAAACACTTTTAGCACCAGTTCGAGAGACAACTTCATGAGTTGCATCGCTCAAACTCTCATTGAGAGTTGTAAATGTAGTTGCCTCTAGTCTGTTAGATCTAGTTCTAACCCAACCAAACCACTTAGCCATTGTTATTCATCAGTAAGATGATCGGCACAAGCAAGTGTATCACAAGGGGGACATTCTTTCTGACTCTCCAATGCTTCTTTGAGTGCTTCTGTTACATTCTCCTTGAAAGAACGATAAGGAATGAAGAGATCATCATCCGCAGTTTTATAGTCCTGGTGAGTTTCTTTGAACTCACGTTCTACATCATACAAGAGATTTGTTACGATGTCATTGATGACTTCAATGGACTTTGAGGTAAGTCCGTTCCAGGATGTATTGGGGAACATATCATCCTTGACACGATTTAGCAGTGCTCTCCTACAATGCCACTGACTATCAAAGATTTGGGTAAATGCTTCCCAGTCGTGTTGGGATTTGAAATTAGGGATACTCATAGTGCTTCTACCTTTGCTTTGACAGATTCGGGAGTTGCTTTTACTTGATACGTTACCTCATCTCTACGGGACAGTTCTGAGAGAATCTCAGCAGCAATATCCCAGAGTTCTGTTGTGTGTCTGTGATTGTAGGGCCAGTTAGTCATTTGTTGTTCTCCTTTTCTTTGTAATGGGCATTCATCTTTGCCCATTCAGCATCACGCTTCATAAACTCCTGGTATTTCTTCTCCAGGTCCTCATCCATGGTCAATTCATACTCTTTACAGACCTTACGTTGATCTTCCTCACGCACACAGTCATTGAATACCAATGACATGGCAGCAGAGCGAATAGATGCGGGATCCATACCTACACATAGCATGAATTTCTCAAATAACTTGAAATACTGCTTGCAGTTAAGATCTGCTGCTGGTGCAGTGATCTTGTAATGCTCTTCAGGAATGTAATCATCATCAGTCCAGGAGGATGTCCCATAGGTTGGTGTGAAGGTTGCATCGAACTTGAATTGTACTTCAGCTTCGTAGGTCACTTAGGGCAAGACTTATAAAACATCCCTTCAACATAACAAGAATATTGGGACTTGTCAACCTTAGGGGGTCGTTTGTTAGTGAGGTGATACACTACGGGATCACGGCCAATAACAACTGGCACATCCTGCAAACAACCTGCCAGAATACATCCAACAATAGGCACAATCATTTTTTTCTAATAACAGAGATTACTTTTTGATCAGGATGTTGTTGTTCAATGACTTGTTTCGCATCTTCATAATCAATGGCGTCGTGGACGGTATGTATATTCACACACCACTCTTCAGAATCCCAAGTTTGAACTTGATATGTCATCGTTCGTAACACTGAGATGTATAGGGTCCGATCATTTCACATGTAAACACTTGTTTTTTCTCGATGTTATCAAATTTGATGCCAATATACGCCAAATTGAAACATACCAGTAAAGTATTGCCTACTAGTATTGTAAGCTGGGCATTCTTTTTAAATCGTTCAAGATACCGTTCAAGATACTTTTTCATACTTCTCCGTAATAGCAAGAAGAGTTTCGTAAGGGATCCAAGCAGGTTCTTCATTGCAGAATTGAACCTGCACTTCTCTAACCTTCCGTTCAAGGAACTTGGAGTAAGTAACTCTAGTGTTCTTCACAGCTGAAATGGGGTTCATAAACATAGTCATTTGTACCCGTATTATACCACACTATCGGACATCATGTCCACCAAACATTGCCCGCATACCATTCAAGACTTTGTTTGCGAATCGTCCAAGTCTTCTAGACTCGAATCTTGAGTAGAGAGCAGTAGTAATAACAGGGGCTGGAACACCGAGATCCACAGCACTGTGAACAGTCCAACGACCCTCACCAGAGTCTGATACTCCTCCATCGAACTTGCTAAGCTCTCTATCGCTCCGTAGAACATCAGCGGTAAGATCAAGTAACCAAGACCCAACCACAGAACCACGACGCCACAACTCAGCCACCTGAGCAACGTCAATATCGTACTGATAATCGGCAGGGTTGTCCATTGGGGCGACCTCTGCATCTCCTGCTTTGACATACTTGGCACCAGCGTTTGCTTCATGAAGAATATTAAAACCTTCGGCATATGCTTGCATGATGCCGTATTCAACTCCATTGTGAACCATCTTTACGAAATGACCTGCACCAGGTCCACCACAATGCAACCAACCTTTCTCTGCTTGGGTCACCCATGAGTTAGGTTCAGTCCTGGGGGCAGCATCAATTCCTGGGGCGAGGGCATCAAAAATGCCTTCACAAGCGGTGACCGCAGTATCTCCGCCACCAACCATAAGACAGTATCCACGGTCCAAACCGTAAACACCACCACTAGTGCCACAGTCAATATACGCGATGCCCAGTTTTGAAAGGCGCTCTGCTCTTTTCCTACTGTCCTTAAAATTGCTATTGCCATGATCAATAATAATGTCGCCTTCACGACAATATCGTAGTAACTCATTGATCGTTTCCTCTACTGTTTCTGCTGGTACAACCATCATGAAGACGCCTGGTTTCCTCTCAGAAACAGACTTGTAACTATGGATTACTTGAACAAGGCTTTCCACAGAACTGGTACATCCACTGATATAACCCTTCTCATATTGTTCACAAGCTTTTTCATAGTTGTTCCTGTATCCCCATACTTCGTGTCCTGCTGCGATCATACGGCGAGACATACCCTCACCCATACGACCCAATCCAATCATTCCTACTTTCATTTGACCATCTCCAATGTTTATTAGTTTTTCTATCTTACTTGAGTTTTATAGGATAATCCCACTTAGTAATAAATTGAGTCTTATATGTTGGTCCCCAGAGACCGCCATCATAAAGGTATGGAGCTGTTCTTATTGGACATTGATCACCAGTACACAATAAATCATCAACGATTCTCCAAGACTCTAAGACTTCATCTGCATGAACAAAGTGCGACTGATCTTGATTAATGGCATCATTAAATAGTTTTTCATAGCCATCAACTGACTTTTCAATTGGGTAATGATACTGAAGAATGGCAGGTTCAACATTATCATTCAACCCAGGAGATTTAATATCAATTTGCATATCCAGATGTGGGTCTGGTTGCAGTCTCATAACAATACGATCATTGCAATCATGTCCATCAAAAAGTTGTTGTGGTGGTGATTTAAATTTAATCACTACTTCCACACAGTCAACAGGCATCTTCTTACCTGTCATAAAGTAGAAAGGAACTCCTTCCCAACGCCAGTTATCAATATAGATATCACCAGCAACATAAGTTGGAGTACCAGAGTCGGGATCAACTCCCTCTTCTTGTTTGTATCCCTTATACTGACCACAAACAAGTTTGCTACCTAACCTAGTCGCGGCAAGAACTTTAGTCTTCTCTCTACGAATCTCTCGTGCATCATTTCTACAGGGAGGTTCCATAGCAATTAACGAAAGAACCTGCAACATATGGTTCTGTAACATGTCTCTGACCGCCCCTGCGGTCTCATAGTACTGAGAACGACCCTCGCACCCTATGGTCTCTGTGGCGTAGATCTGAACCTCTTCTATGTACTGCCTGTTCCAAAGTGGTTCCAGTAGAATATTGCTAAAGCGGGTGGCAAGGATATTATTAACAGTATCTTTACCGAGATAATGGTCAATGCGATATACTTGTTTCTCGCGTAAATGTCCAGCCACCACAGATTGTAAACGATCAGCAGATTTAAAATCGTACCCAAAGGGTTTCTCAATAACAACACGCGATGTTTCTGAGTCATCTAAAAGTCCTGCATGTTTGAGATTTAAGATGGCAGATTCATATCTCTCTGGTGGTACAGAAAGAAAATATGTATTGTCATCTTGGGTAGGAAGTCTAGAAAGTGAATCCACGTTCTCTAGATCTGTGGAGACCCAATCAAGTCTGTGCATAAAACTTTCTGGATACTTTCCTAGTGACTCTACCCAAACTGATTTTTGTATCTCTCTACGAGAAGTGCCAACAATCGTAAGATTGTTTGGTAACAACTTCTTCTTGTGCAACTTGTACAGGGAAGGAATTAATTTCCTGCGACATAGATCTCCAGTCGCCCCGAAGATCACGATCTGACTTGTTTTAATAGAATCCATTATCTCCACATTAAATCGGATCCACCGAGAGGAGCATTTTGTGCTGCTTCTCTACTGAACATGATATTGAGGCAAGTGAAACATACTAACCAAACGATGTTGATAAACACATTTTGTTGCCACAAGAACCGTCTGAATTTCATTGCTCTAATGATAGCAACTTCTGACTCGGTGGTTCTTACTACAACTTGTTCAATTATAATAGCAATGATGAACATTGCAACTAGTGGAAGCCACCAAAAGTTGGCGAATCCTAATAGGTAAAGTAAAAACATTTTCATGGTTCGATCTTCTCCCGAAGAGTAACCCTATTATATCTAGGTATTTGTGCGTGTGGCGATTGTCAGGACATTATGACAATAAAAAAGGGGGTCCGAAGACCCCCCAAAATCATTAATCAAGATCTGAAATAATACGCTCACACTCTTTCAAGTTTTGCTTACAGAAGGCACGGACATAACTGTTCGTGTCTGTACTCATAGTGTAGTGAGCGTGAGTGTGTACCAGTTCAATTACCATTAAGCACCCAACACATAGGGCCACGAAGTGACATATAGGACTTGTGACACAACATGTCAGGTTCTTTTTGATGTTCATAAAAAAAGGGGACCGAAGTCCCCAGATTCAGTTAGATCAGAAGCTGTACTTCAGACCAGCCTTGGTGCCGTAAGAACGGTCAACACCAGCAACGCCAGAACCAACGAAGGAGACTTCACCGTAAGCGGAGAGATCTTCGGTCAGAGCAACGCCCAGACCGGCCTTACCCGAAGGCACCCAGTCAGAAGCACCACCATCGGGCAGTTGGACAGTAGCACCTGCTTGAACATAGAAGGAAGCATCAGTACCCAGAGCACCTTCGTAACCAACGTGGTTGTCAATCGAAGTACCAGAGTAGTTAGAACCAGTGAAACCAGAGTTAGCTTCGACGTTCACATAAGGACCTGCAAAAGCAGCGCCAGCGAACAGGGGGGCAGCAGCAGCGGCTGCGAGAACAGATTTAAACATTTGAATTCCTCGTAATTTACTTGCGGAATGGTTACCCGCAGATGAAGGATCGGGTTCGACTTTCCGATCGCTTGAATGATAATGTACCACAACTAAGTGGTATTGGGCAACAAGACCTAGGCGAGTAGTTGAGGCTTTGGTTTGTTGTAATCCGTAACATTGCGTTACTTCATGTTATTTATACTACATTATTTCTTCAGGTTTGTCAAGTCAGTGCTGGAGAAGTCAACTCTTCAATGCCAGCCTGTTGTTGTTGAGGAGGCGGTGTAGGGTTATCTCTACCCGCAACTCGTCCCAAATAAGGATCAAAATCAGAGATCATATCAAGAGTAATATCGGATCCACGGGTCTCCCAGAGGTTTCTGAGACCATTGTGGCTACCTCTATGGAAGATCTCAATATGTTCTGGGTGAATACTCGATCCCAGTTCGATCTTATACAGGAAGATAGGACAGGCATAAGAGGCACCAGAGTTGTAGATGAGATCATCTGCAACGGGACGTGGTTTAACACCATTGTCCAACTTATACTTTTCTCCTCGGCAATGCAAGTCAATCAACTTCTTGGCATGGTGACGAGTAATCACATAACATGCCGTAGAGAAATCATTGATGAATCTACGGTGAATGTTTACATACAATTCGCCAGGACAAATAACTGCGACCTGAAGAACGTCCCAATCATATGGGGCTCTGGAGAGAAACTGTCGCCAAGTAAATGTCCAATACTTAGCAATACTAATGTCACAATCATCTTCCATAATGACTGCATATGGCGCATCAGTTTCTTCATAGAAGTGTTTGATAGCCTTTAGGTGAGAGGTAAGACAACCAATCTCACCTGGCGTAACGTTCTCTGGATAACGTCCATGAATAATATCACTCAGGTCATCACCAGTAGAGGGCCTACCATCGTAGGCAGAGATTCGAGTGTAATCTTCGATCTCCCAATACTTAAGTTGTTCTTCCATCCATTGCCACCTTTCTGGTTGTGCATCCAGATTGATGACATAAAGAGGGCCGAATCCCTTTAGTTTATACACTGATTTGTTTTTATCCATTAGACAATAATCCAACCGTCACAATAAAGATCTTTAGTGTCCTTGTCCGCATAGTCTGGACCAAACCACATTTTAGGTGCGACAACAGGGCCGCGTCCTCTCTGCAACCAGGCACCCCACCATGAGAGTGAGGAGTTAGCAATGATTGCACCACTACACATACTCATGATACAGAGGTCCACAAAGGGTTCGTAAGAACCATCGGAATACTTATCCGTTGGTTCAGAAATCATGAATCTGTCGCCAGAGAACATCTCTTGTTCCTTAACCCATCCTGGGGAATCAGAACAGATGATTACTGGTTGATCTTCGGGGAAGTTCTTCAGAGCTTCCTCGTAATAGCTGAGAGGTTGGGGAGGATGTTGCGACGAACACTGCGTATACGACCACTTAAATCCCCTAGCATCGACAAGGTTAGGATCACCCCTACGAACATGAAGAAAGAGAGGCGTCTCGTCCAGTGAATCCATAAGTTCTCTGACTGGACCAGAGATTGATTCGTGGAATGTAAAATCCTTGGCGATTTCGTTTTTGATGTTTGCAAAATACTTTTCACTCTGGAAAAATCCAAACAAACTAACGTCGTTGGGACACATAGTATGTAGTTCCATATCGTAATGGAAGTGTTTTTCCATCACAACAGGAGCATGCCCACGGTCAAGTACAAATTGATTTTTTTGTCTTACCGAAGGTAATTGAAAGGCACGATATAGACTATAGTTATCTACTCGTTTAGAATCTTCAGGAGGGATGCAGAACTCATACCCACGCATGGCAGCGATACCTCTAACCGCTGCATATTGGAACATCTGGTTACCCAATCGGCCCAGATTTCCCATCTGATTAAAGGCTAGCATTCAATTGTTCTCCTCTTACTTTGAGATAATGAAGGTTGGAATAATAACCAGCGAGAGTGTCGCGGTCTTGATTTCTAATCCACTGCCAAAGTTTATCATTGTCTTGGAACTTAGGATTGTGATAGTGAGAGTTGAAGGTTCTACCATGTTCGAAGTGGTAGATGTCATCAACTACTCGTCCTACCTTGAATCCAAAGAGATTCAAACGATAATAAAACTCACAGTCTTCGGCACCCCAAGAAAGAAACTCTTCGTTCCACATGCCCATAGACACTTCTACAGCCTTTTGAATCATTTGACCCCAACCAATTGAAGATGGGATTCTCTGTTTGTGGCCCTTAAGTACATCCAGATCAAAGTCATTTCCATCATGAGAAGAAAGGAACTTATCCAGAAGTTCATCCGAGTATGATACTGCCCATTGGTAAATTCCACATCCGAAAGGATACACTGCATGAGATCCCTCCTTCATAATGGAATGATAGGCAAGTTCATAACTATTCTTTGGAAGAACTACATCAACGTCATGATTATAGATGATTGGAGTTTCTGCCGTGACACACAAGTCATTGAGAATGCGTGTCTTGTGGAATAGTTTTTCATCACTTTCCTCAAAAATATGAATTAAGTTGTCAGTATCCCCGACATACTTTTCAATTTTGGGAAAGGCATACTCTTTGAAGATAGACTTAGTATCTTCTTCCTGAATCATTACTTTAGATTCAGGAAAATTTTTCAGTAGATAGGAAACAGAAGTGATGACATTGCGAAGTCGATCATCCGTTTCAATTCTACAAGGCAGTAGAAATGTTACGTCTTTCATTGTTCAGGAGTTACAGGCGATGGGTCATTGTGCAGTTTCACCCATCGAGAAGGAATCATATCCTTCATATTATAATGAGCGTAGGCAGGACCAAACCAAGGGTCAGGTGCGATGATAGGATGTTTAGGATTGCGAATCAGCCAAGCACCCCACCAAGAAAGGGAACTATTAGCGATAATACCTCCACTACAGAGAGACATCAAACATAAGTCGATGTAAGGTACAGACGCGCCATCTCCAAAGACTTCGTATGAAGAATCGGAGAAGTGGAAATTATCGCCTTGAAGCCAGTCTTGTTTTTTGCACCAGTCAATCAAGTCGGAAACCACAATCACATTGAGATCCTTGAGAGGGAAATGTGACAGGGCTTCTTTGTAGTATTCGGACTTACACAGTGGATGATATTCTTGTACCATCTGATAAGACCACTTTTCACCACGGCGTCCTGTTAAACCAGGACTTCCACGGCGAACATGGAGAAAGATACATTTATCACTTCCTCCTAAACTATCGATGAACTCTTTACAGGGTTCGAGATAGCAATTGCGGAAAGTAAAGTCATCCCTAATACTATCAGAGATGGCCTCAAAGTATCTTTCCGTCTGGAAGTTGCCCGAGAAGTTAGTATTATCTTCGCAGTTATTGAAGATCTCCTCATTAAAATGCATGTCACGGTATTCTACCCTATTGGGAAGAAACTTTTCCGCAGTGTTCTGACCAATCTTACATGTGGTCAGATTAAAAGCCTCAAACAAACCATAGTTATCCAGTCGATCTGCATCAGGTCCAGGAATGAACCAATCGAATTTACGATTATGTGCAAGTCCTCTCAGGAAGGCATACTGAAACATTTGGTTTCCAAGGCGTCCCTCATTACCCAGGCCCTGAAATGTAATAGCCATTATTTACTCCACTCTTGAATAGTCCAACGTTCAGGAACAATGTCCGATGTATCGAGATGAGTCATTGCAGTACCAAACCACTTCTTAGGATCTGGAGCAATGACTTTACCTCGATCGTTTTGCAACCAGGCACCCCACCAAGAGAAGGATGAGTTTGCAATAATAGCACCAGAACAAAGACTCATCAAACACAAATCTACCTGAGGCAGAAGAGTGTTCTGATACTGTCCAGTACCATCAATAGTACGATATGTATATCTACCGTTACTCTCATTAAACAGGAATCGATCCTGCTGGAAGAACTCTTGTTTCTTACACCAATCCAAATCATCGGTGAATACAAAACAAGGAGTGTCTTCGGGGAATTCTTTTAGCGCGTCTTCAAAGAACGAAATGGGAAGGATGGGATGGTACTCTTCTCTGCCGATGTTGTCAGACTGACGAACATGGAGAAAGATAG